GTTGTGGATTCTCCGCCTGGGTACGACGCCGCCCTGCTTAAGCAGGACATCGATGGGTATTTGGCATGGCTCACCGCTTCTAGCGGTGCGAACATTACCAAGCTTCTTGCCGGCGAGAGCTGACAGAAGCACCAGTGGCTGTGACGTGTGTCACAGTGAACGGGATCTCCCGGTCGACCGACCGGACGATGCACAGGACATCCAGCCCAAATACACCCTATATGAAAGGGGATTCAGGTGGATAACCTGCTGTCTCTCTGGAAGGTACTGGCCCAAGATATGGGTCAGTGGTGTGCCGTCGACACCACGCTCGACTTCATCGAAGTTGAGCGTAGGGTTGAACACGAAGGGATGTCGTATCTCACGATTACCCTTCCAAAACTCCGGAAGTGCCTCGAAAGAGGCATCGACCAGGGGTTTTGGGACCCAGCCGATCACTACGGGTTATCACTCCGTTATGATCAGAAACTCCCAATATTCTTGGGTGGTTTTCTCAAGCTGGTGTTCAACCCTCAGTCTGGCATGCTGCATCCGTCTCCAGATCACAACGCGATACTTGCCGTCAGGCAACTTTGCGGTGTGTTCGGTAAGATGTTCATCCCGGCTTCTGCCGAGAAGACCAAACTTGCCATGGAGGCGTACATCAGCACTGATGCTGAAGTTGACCAGTGGGAGAGGAGTAATCCTCTTCCGCTCGATCGTGGCAGACTTGATAATGAGTCTGTCACTCGGTTCGTGGAAGCCCCGGAAGAAAACTTTTTGGCGTTTTCTCGGATCTCTATGCTTCTGTTTCATCGGGTTTTTGATCACGTCAATGGCGTTCTCGCCACCGGCGCATTAACCCCGAAGCATGGGCCAGGATCCACGGCGGATGGACTTCAAGGAAACGCGAAGTTCTCAGCTGATTGGACATGGCGACTCGAAGAATTCTTCTCGAGCGACATGTACCTCCTGCCGAATCCAAGATACTACAAACTCTTGGAATTTGTCAACTTCAGGTCCCTTGAGGACGAACTACCTGTGAAGGTCGTTGACGTCCCCAAGACGCAAGAGCGTCCCCGCGTGATAGCCATGGAGCCTGTCTGTATGCAGTACGCACAACAGGCAATCTCCGGCGAAATCGAAGAACGCATTGAGGATGATGATGTCCTCAAACGGTTCCTCGCTCTCACACGCCAAGAAGTTAATCAACTTCTTGCATGGGAAGGCTCCATCCATGGAGCCTTGGCAACTCTCGACCTTTCCGAGGCGAGTGACCGCGTTCCGAACGAACTCGTCAGGTTTCTGACCAGACGGTGGGAGCACCTCAGTGGTGCTATCCAGGCTTGCAGAAGTCAGCAAGCTCTCGTTCGAGTTGGTGAAAGGGAAGAGATAATCCCAATCGCCAAATTCGCGTCCATGGGATCCGCGCTCACGTTCCCGTTGGAGACGATGATCTTCTTGACCATCGTCTTTATGGGAATCGAGCGCTCCATCGGAAGCCGGCTCCTGATGAGGGACATTCTCGCCCTCGAAGGTAAGGTGGCGGTCTATGGGGATGATATTATCTGCCCCGTTGACCATGTCGGATCTGTCGTTCATGAACTTGAATCCTTTGGTTTCAAGGTGAACTCCGACAAGAGTTTCTGGAC